GGCCGCTAACAATAAATTGTTTTCCGTACCGTAAAATACTTTATTGTTAGCGGCCAAGATCAACTGTTGGTTTGCTCGCCGCCAGTGAAACAGGCGATGCGGAGCAAACGCACCATCAGCAAAACCACCAATAGCAGTATCATTCATATACTCTGTGCCAGCACGCTGTTGAACCCCACCCCTAGGGTCAATGTCCACATTCAACAAATCAGGTGTCTCATTCTTGCCGATGTTAAACACATCGGCACGCAAATTTAACCCGCCAGTAAAATCCTCAACAGCAAAAACGCTGGTCATCTGAACCTCGGATGACGACCCCAAGACTTCACATGACCGCCACTAGATAACTGCACAGGCGCATACGAATCAGCCTTCATCACATCACGTCTAGCGAACGCCACCGTGTCATTAAACGAACGTTCAAACTCTTGTGCAGGTTGAAACGCTTCCTGCATCTTGTACGACCTAGACACAGCATAATCAATCAACGCCAGATCAAACGCTTCCACCCCGTCAGGAGCAGTGCCAGCCGTGATCCAATCGGTAGGTTCACGATAGGCACGCACATTCAACGTATACACCTCTTTAGGTGTGGGGAACAAATGTATCTGGTCAGCCCAATGTGAAGCAAACATTGGGCGACCACTAGGAGCATCGTTAGTTACAAATGTTTCCTCAGCAATCTCATACGAAACAAAATCTAGACGCACATGGTCGGGGTCAACGATGCTGACAACCTCACGGATAGTGTGATCCGTGTAGTCATCTATTGTGTACGCTGTCTGATTGGCAACAGTGTTCATAGTGAACGATACTTCAAGGAACGGCCAACGCCGTTCCAAATCAATAATCCTGTTGTAGCCGTCACGGATAAACAAATCCATTAAAGCATCAGAAACGTCGGCAGAAGAAACTTCTGCGACTTCACGTGCCCGTGAACGAATGTCACTCAACGTCAGTCGTGCCATCAGTCTCCTTGCCTTTCTTAATTAAACCCATAGACCTAGCATGGCCGAAACAATAATCCGTGCCCTTGGCCTTGCGGCCTGTGCACGTATCTTCATTAGCGGCACACAGATTGCCCCTACCCAGATACGGTGCAGACGGAGCCGCTAGGCGCGCTCCGTCCATGTGGGCTAGACGTGCATCGTTCGCTGGTCTGCCATAAAAAGAATATGCTGGTACTCCACTCATATAATATGCTTTCTCGTTCTACGATCTAGACGGAATCAAAGCGTCCATAACCGCATTCTGCCTCAACAGGCCATCAAAATATCTAGTTAACCAAGGAAACAATTCAGCGAATCTCCACTTTTTCGTTCCAGTAACATCCTCCATTGCCCAACCTACGTCCCTGTCCATCAAATACAATGTAAATCTTTCTGCAAAATCTTCCACATCTTCTGCTGAAGAATCCAAAGAATAATCAGTAAAAAAATCTTCATCAAGATTTACGGCTGTGTCTCTGGTGGAGAAATAAAGAGGCATATTTTCAGGAATATTTAATCTTTCTCTGATGCTACCCATAGCCAAATCTTTATCAACGTTTTCCCTATACGAGTCCTGTTCAGAAACAAAATTTCTGTTAGTGTTATTAGTAAAAGGAACACCGTAAGGATCTGTGGATCCTGCACCAGACATTACGCCTGCAAGACCTCTGTCCAAAATGTGTCCTGATTCGTGCATCGTAGTAGAAGGCCAGTAATTGCCAGCGTTCATCAGTGCTTCCTGATTGAAGAACATTGCTTGATCGGAGTCAAACGCAAATCTGCCAGCACCATCAGTAGCATTTACATAAGCCGCATATTCTCCGCCAAATCTATCAGGATAATAAAAGTTCAACACATCAGGACGAATCGACTCAGGCAAGTTGGCAACAGTCGCAGACACATCATAAGTAGGGTTCGGGTTACCGCCACCAAAATCTTCCAACAAACGTTCCATATTTAAATCTACAGCAGGAATGTTGTAAGTGCTGGAAGCCGCCGCCATCGCACGCAAAAACGGATCTGGTGGTAAATCCACTTGGTGCAAAGCCCACCCATCAACAGGATAATACGAAGCATAACCAATAGGGTGTGCATCAGGAGAATTTCGAGACAAAGTAAACAGAATGTCATCATTGCCAAGATTCTGAATCGCTGGATCATTTCTTGTCTGAGCGAAAACAGAACTATCTATTTCTCTAGCACTAGCGTTTAAAGGATGTTCTGGTTTAACAAAATCTTTCATTGCACCAGAATCGTAAGCCTGATTGAAGAACCGCATTGATTCTCCACGAGCAGGATTGTTTCGATTTATCTTTGCTTGCACCAACAAATCCAACATGTTTTCATACATGTTTTCACCAGTAACATAACTGGTTGGAGGGATCGAAGGTGCCATCAGCGAGTGGGTGGCAAGAACCTGAAGTGTTCTCCAACAACAGGGCCACTGCCTCCACGAATAGGAGTACGAGGACGAGGGCGACGAGGAGAAGTACCCTGAGGTTCAGGCATAGTCCACTTCGGAGTGTAAGGCATATTAACCACAGGAGAAGGAATCGGAGTAACACCCTGCGGATAGTAACGTCCAACACCAGTTTGCGTCAACGCCCTAGGATCTAGTCCGTCGTTGTGTGCGCTACCACGAGAAGAACCCATGCCGTACCCATCGCTAGATGGGTACAAATAGAACTGGGTTTGGTTATCCCACCAATCATTCGCTGCATTCTTAGCCATAGCAGTATTGCCAGCATTGCTGACAGGACGACGAGGACGATTGCGACGAGCAGGACGAGTCGTATTAGGATCACCAGTAGTAGCCCTAGTATTGCGACTAGCCGAACTGCCATTACCTAGTTCGATTGCAGATTTCTTTCCACCTTTAGGCATTGTTACTCCTATCTAATTTCCAAATACAAAGTAAAGTGTGTGGTGGGGGCGAGGCATACCCCCACCACACAACAATGCTATCAGGCGGTGCGACCCGTCAACTTGCCCTGCTTCGCACGGTTGCGAACGGTCAAGTTGCCGTAGCACATGATGAGTGCATACTGCGCATCAAGGTTCTCTGGGCGGACAAATTCTGTCTGCGAGAACCACTTACCTGAGTGACCAACGAGGGTCAGGTACTTGGAGTTAATGAAGAACATCGTTCCTGCTGGAGCGTGCACATCATAAACAACAGGTGCCGACTTGAAGAGAAGGTTTTGGAAACCTGCATCAGCCGTCTTTGCATCCGTGTAACGGAGTTGTGGCTGAAGAAGTGACTCGTACTTCTCAAACAATGTCTGTGTGGTTAGCACCATGTCAGGATGGTCGTTGCCGACCGACACTGAGTTGTATGCGGTTGCCATGTCAGCAAGCGAAAGGGCACCAGCGGTGCCTTCCTCGTATGAACCCCACCAACTGTTGCCAGCCCCAGCAGGATCAATACCGCCAACAGCGGTCGTTGCATCAACAAGGTTGCCAAGACCGTTCCAGTCTTTGCCACTGTTACCAGTGCCATCCGAGAAGAACATCTGGTTGAAACTTTCACGCATTGACTCTTCTGCCTGCATAATTTTTGCTTCGAGAAGGTTAATGATTGCGGCTTCACCGTTGTTCTTGGCTTCTTCGATACCGCTGATTGCGATAGAAGCGGCGTACTGCTTCCAGTCGTACTCTGCGGCGGAGATGCCTTCTTGTGCGGTAAGTGAAATAGTGTCGTATCCAGCGTATGAACCGACGGTTGAGTTCTGCCCGTAGATCAATGGTTCCACAATCTTTGTGCCGCCATCAAGCATACGCACACGACCATTCTCCATGAGATGGTTCGTGAGCGGACGTGCAGTGAAAATGTTGTCCGTCAACTGATCGCGATAATTCGCAAGGGTTGTGGACAGCAATGAATCGAAACTTGAGTTTCCAGCCATTTTAGTCTCCTAACTAAATTGAATAAATTACATGCCGAGTTGTTGCTTGCTGAGCGCCCACGCTTCAGCAATGCTAGAAGGTTTAAACTCGTTAGTAGCAGAAGGACTGTTTGCTCGTGTGCCGCCTTCAACAAATCCAGCGTCACGTTTTGCATCCACCAGAGTCTGCTCTTGTTGTGCTAGAACTTCTGGGGCGTTAGCCCTAGCCGCTCTAAGCCTGTCAAAAGCCAGCATCTTGTATGTTCCTTCTAAGTCCGTAGTGTTGTTTTTCAACGCCACACGGACAACTTCTTTCGGGTCAAAATCTTCGTATGTAGATTGCAGTCTACCAATCTCACTTTGCAACTGTTGGTTAGCGCGCTCCTGCTCATACTGTTGAATCCGTTGTTCAGTTTCCCAAATTCGTTTCTCCAAAGGATCATCGAACTCTGGAACCTGCGGTTCGTTCTGTGCATCGGCAACCATCTGATTTGCTGTAGCCACACCATAATGGCGTGTCAACAGGTCAATGGTTCCCTGTGGATCTGTTTCTAACGCTTGTTGTAAAGTTTGGGCGTAGCCCAACTGCTCTCTTTGTGCCGCAAGTTCCTGCGTCTTACGTGTATAATCAGCCTGACGCTGATACCCTTGAATGGCTTCGCCAAACGGAACATCAATATCTGTCCCGTCTACCTTAACCTTCACATACTTTCCGTCGAAAGCACTAGGGTCTACATATTCGTAAGATGTAGTATCTTCCGCCACTGCTGGTGCTTCGGTGTCCACTGCTGGACTTTCAACATCAACATTAATATTTTCTTCAGACACGAATGTCTCCAATCTAGAGTCCAAAAGGTTGCTCTTATATATATGTTTATCCCGTTCTAATTACATTGTTGGCGACGGCGGGATACCCGCCGCTAACATAGCCTGCAACTCAGGTGGAATATTCCCTGCGGGAGCCATCTGAGGTTGAGCCATCATGGGAGCCGCCTGATCCATAGGGATCGGCGGCATCGGAGGTTGTTGACCTTGTGGTTGCATCTCTGCTTGTGGAGGCTCAGTCATAAACATTTCAGGATTCTTAACCCCAAAACCATACTGAAGAACATATGCACCCAGTTTCTGAACATCCACAACACCAGCGGAAACAAACGGTGCCATAGCATCAACCATTTGCATGGCAGACTGGCGACGGAACGCTTCGTTAGACGGCTGAGTAGATCCAGCCGCCACCTCAAAGTCAAAGTCACCGTTCAAATATTCGCGGTCAAACGTTACCCACATTGGTTCACCGTCTTTAGCCAGAACACGTGCCACCTGTTCACCGCTCATGTATTGGCGTGCAAGCATAAGAACTCTGCGTCCAACTTCTGCAACAGACTTTTCAATGACAGCAAGTTTGTCTGCTGTACGTGCATTCTGTGCATCTTGAATAAGTGCGGCTTCTGTTGCGGTGCGGCGAATCTCTGATACGCCGCCACGCATAAACTCTGTGACACCTGACACAAGTTCAATATCTGTACGAATGAGTTCAGATTGATTGTAAAACTCTGGAGGGTTAATCAAAGCAGGGAATGGAGCAACCACATCACCGAGAGGGTTGTCGCCCTGCACAGGAACCATCACGTTGTCATCATCAGATTCCAACGCAGACCTACCATTAGAATCAAAGTTTGTTTCACGGTACAGATACTTACGTGCGTACCGTTTACGGTGATTCATCATCTGGGTACGAGTTTCGTTCAACTCTCGCTGTAGCGGCTCAATGGCCTCCAACTCGCCAATAGGGTAGAACTGGTCTGGAACATCATAGTTGCGTAACATCACAAACGGATGACCAAATGAGTACGGTTGCTTCTTCGGTTTAATCAGGAAGCCATCACCTGAATCGCAGAACACGCTAACCGTGTTGTTCTTCAGATCATAAAACTCGTAGACATCAGCGTAGCCTTCGTCTTTGTCGTGGATTTTACGTGACGATGGATCGTCGGTATACTTGGCGTAAGTAACCGCACCTACGTCCTTGCGTACGCTAGCCGCATAACGCTTGTCTGTCTTGACATCGTTTACTGTACGGCGTACACGATGAGCAATCCACTTAGCGTCGTGCATTGACGTAGCGTCTGGGTCAACGAACACGTCGAACGGTGAAACACGTTCGACGAACGGTTCGTCCTGCAACACAATCAGAGTTGTGGATGTTACATTATCTTCAACGTTCGGGTCAGAAATATCTTCGTGTTCTCCAACACGTTCTTCTTCAACGTAACGGTAGCCAACCTTCAGCCATCCGTGACCAACAATAAGGAAGTCTTTTACTGCACGACGGAACTGATCTTTAAAGTCACGATGCCGCCACCAATAGTTTGTTACTGCTTCAGCGATTACGGCGTTAGCCGCATTCTCAGGATTGACAGCATTAACAGCAATCTTGGGATAGTTCACAGCAATCGAAGGTGCAATAACGTTAATTGTGGAGAACGCAAGGTTCACAAGCACACGATCTTCGTCCGTAAAATACTCGTAGTGACGGCCACGATACAAGTCAACTAGACGTTTCCAAGTGTCGTCGTAATGTTCCTCCCGTCGCCAACGACGGGAGGTTGTCATCTTCTTACGATACTTCGCAAGCAGGTCATTATTAGATGGGCGAGCCATATCAGGACTTCACCCACACCTGAGCAACACGACCCAACCAGTTCCACACCGCAACCAAACCAGCAATACCAGCCGCTTTAAAAAACGAGATGTCGGCTACAGCCGCAGTGATCGGTGCCGCAGTAGCACCAGCCACAAACGTTGCAACCGCCTTGTTAAACGCTTCACGATAATTCATTTTGTCTCCTTATCTAGATGCCACTCAATGTGATGATCTAGCCTATTGTCGATGCCATCAACCTTAACATCAATCTGTTCCAACAACTCCCTGTTACTGTTATGGTCGCGATTATTTTCTTTCCTAGTTCGCTCTAGCAAAGTAACGATAACACCGCTAGGTGCTAGGATCGCTAGGATAACCGCAACAACATTAGACATATCAGATCACTTGTTCCCCACATATTCTATGTCGCGACCCTGCGCTATGGCATCGCCAATGATTTCACGCTCACGTTCCTTAAACGTAGCACCATGAAACGTTTCCTGACCATGAGTGAAACCGAACCTGATGCCCTTAACATGGCAACCAAAACAAATAGCACCCCGACGTGGAATCACATCGAACGTAAAAACTTTTCCACATTGTTCACATTTGAGACTACCCATACTATAAACGTTCCCGTTCTAACCTAAATGTGCACTATTGCGCGTATTGTACGCACCTAACGGAGTTTTTGCAGGAGATTCCTCTCGCATAAGAAACTGTTCCCACCAAACCAAACTATTCGTAGGAACAGGAGTACCCGCATCATACTCGGGAAGCCACACAAACTTTAACATCTGATTAGCAATAGCCAACGAAATCACACGGTCATCGTGTGGGGAACCAGCCATCTTCCCGTTCGACTTGCGAACAAACGTTCGCAACTCACCAATAGTATTAGAACAAAACAAACCAATATTTTCTGTCCTAATGACAGCCGCCAACTCGTCAATCATCAACGGCTTTGTGGACGCTGTGGTTCTCCAACCTAAAATATCTGTCTGCTTGGCACGCACCTGTGCGAGCCTGCGCTGTTTATAGATATTATGGTAACCAGTACCTTGCAACGCCTTCAGCGTTGTAAGACCATGGTTGTTATTCTCTACACCCACAAGAGCGTTATTGTACCACCAGCCCATATATCCTAATAGTATGCCAAACAAATCTGGAGCAATGTGCCCATGCCAATGAGCAACCACATTTCCAGTTGTAGCATCAATCACATGGGCAGAACTGTAGTCACCGTACGATAAACCTTCGGCAACGTCAGCACCAATCACATACACGCCCTCATGTTCTGGTTCAACCCAAACTTTAAAAGAGCCGTCCCTGTGCGGTTTCAAATAAGTAGGACTTTCAGTATCAAACACTAGATCGCCCACCACAGGATCAACTGTGATAAATCCCTCCAAAATATCTACATCAAATACGGGGTTACCTGATTTGATGAACGCTTCTTCAGGTGACCTAGGGTACTCTTGATGCAACTGCCACAACGGAGTGTTGCGTGCTTTAACTTCGTACCACGCTTCGTCACGATCACCAGCAGACCAAGGGAAAAACAAACCCTTAAACAAGTTGGTTCCCGTCTGGGAACCAACCCACATCTGATGAAAGAAGTTACCAGAACCATTAGCGGTGCTGAGAGTGATGATGCGTCCACCCACGTCAGCAATAGGTTCAATCGAAGCCCACGCTTCCTCAGAGTTAGGCAAGAACGCCATCTCGTCTACCACAACCAGATACACCGACTCACCACGAGCAGGATCATTACTGGAAGGTAGTGACTCTATGGCGGACTCGTTATCAAACACCATCTTCAACTGGTGGTCTGTAATCTGACGCGGCCCGCGTTCCTTCATCCAGTGCGGCATCCAACGATAACCATACTTAGATTTCTGCAACAGTTTAGCCGCTTCA